TTCTAATACAAAATTTCGTTCAAGGTAATCTACTATAAGCTTATTTTGATAATTTGCATCTCGAACGTCACCTATACCAGCATCTTTAGCATTTCTATCACCGCTTCGTTGGTCTGATAACCTATCTGTTCGTATTATAGCTACATCCTTTAACTTCGATGTTTTTCGTATCTTTGCTAGTATTTTCTTGAGCTGTGATTCTTCTGTTTTAGCTACCTTAATCCTCATTCTAGGATATTTAGGTAACGGTATTTCGTTTTTAATTTTACCGTTTTCTATCTCAAGTGTTACATAAGCATAATCGTTTTCTATTATCCTATACTCTGGTTTTCGTTTTGGAGCATTCCATTTTATATACCCATGGTTAGTAGGATGCTCACCCCAATTTTGGCATACTAAAGAACCAGCATATGCAATAGTTTTCTTTTTATTAAGATATTGTTGTTTATGAATATCACCTAACAGTACCATATCATACCCTGTAAAGATATCAGTCGTTACCTCTCCGGGTAGTTTAAAGCCAACATCAGTCGTTGCGCTTTCTACTGAACCGTGGTATAGTGCTATTTTAGTCTTGTCAGTTTTTATATTTTTAGATAATATATATTCATCTGGATCATTAAATACAGACATTACATTAAACACGCAATCAGCTATTTCGTATAAGCCATTATCTTTAAGATAATAAAAATTATCTAAATGTAAAGAATCTACTATAGGGGATAATGCATCCAATCTACTTTTATTATTTAGATTACAATCGTGATTACCAGCAATCAATATAGTAGGTGCTATCTTACTTAACTTAACAAATAAATCAGAAGTCATTTCAATAAGTTCAGGACTCATTTCTGTTTTAGCATGAGCTATATCACCTGCTAGGTATATAATAGACTTTTCTGGTAGATTTTCTTTTAGGTCTTTATATAGTTTTCTAAAAACCTGTTTATATTCTTTATGACGTCTTAAATTTCTAATATGTACATCAGCTATGTGAGCTATGCACTCAATATTTTCAAACCCAATATCTATCTTATTCAAATCATCTTCTCCTTAATTTTCATCTCCATTAACTTATATGCAGTTAAATCTTTACTATCCTGTATTAACGTATTAACTTTAGAAAATCCTAAATCACTCGGATCATCTTCTTCTAAATCTATTAATGTTACTGTTACACCATTATTAATAAAATACTCGCAGCTCTGTAGTGCTTTCGAACGAGCATCTCTATCTAATGCTATATTAATATTTTTTACATTTTTTTCTACTACTGCTTTTTTAAGTTTTTCTAAAACTATTTTACCGAATAAAGGTATTGCATTACGTTTTACCGCTAATGCATCAAATACTCCTTCAACTACTGTTATAGGTTGATCCCAATTTATATACAGTTCAAACCCTATAACATCTTTCGACACTTTAGGATTTTTATGTTTAAAAATTGCCTCTTTATAATAAGATCTACCAGTAAAAAAATTTAATATACCGTCACTATCATAACTGGGAATAATAACCATTTTACTGTATGGACCGGTTTCACAAAATCCAATATTATACCGTAATATATCTTCTCGTGTAACTCCTCGCTTTCTTAAGTAACTTAATGCATTCCAATACTCAGGGTTACTATCTTGTATTTGTAAGAATGATCTAAACTCTTGAGGTAAAGATAAATTATCATATGTTTTTTTAACTGATGATGGTGCTATATAACCCGTAAACTCTTGAAGCTTTTCAAAATGCATTGTTGAAGCTTTAAGTTTTTTAAATAAGTGGTATAAACTTCTACCTTTTACTCCACAGACCCAACATTGCCACATCTGTGTTCGAAGATTAACTTGTAGTTTTTTCTTTGAATGGTGGCAGAAGGTACAGTGAAAAGCTACTTCATCATTTTGCAGTGATCTACCCCTGTTTAATAGAGATTCAAGTAGAGTTTGGAGTTTTTTAAGCATATAATAATATACGAAAATAATCTAAATAAACAAACAGTTTAACTATCTTTTTTCGTTATACCAAGAAGTAGGTATACTTTTATCTGCCCATATAATATTATTTTTCTCACAAAAGTCAGCGTAGGTAGTTTTACTACCTTTGCGTATTTTCCCTTTAGAGTTTTGAAATACTAATCTAATGTCTAATTCTGGGTGTTGTTCTTTTATAAGTAAATGTTTTTTACGATCTTCAAGAACCCATCGACCTTTAGTTTCAACTAATATACCGTTAGGTAAAGTAAAGTCAATAGTGTATGTGTGATTGGTTTCAGGCTTTATATAAGGTATAACAGTTTTCTCGTATTCGAATTTTACTTTAGCTTCAGATAATTGTTCAGAGACTTTGTGTTCGAATCCACTTCGATAACCATGCTTGATAGCGTTAGCTCTTGCTTTTGAAATTTTTCTTGCCATAACTTATTATATAATAAATAGCTAATTAAATGTCAAACTTAATTACAAACGTCATATCAACGTTTTGAAGCTTTTGTATTGGTCTACCTAATTTACCGATAGCTAACAACCTACCAAAGTCATCATATAAACCGATAGTTGTAACATAAGGATTAAAGGATGGATCCTTTGCAAAGTCTGCTAATTCTTGAACGGACATAATACCTTCGTCACATTTACCTATCACAGTTTTTCTAGCTGTTGGGTTTATTGTTAAATTAAAATCAGAAGATTTAGCAACACATTTAATTTTTTGTTCGTATAAAGTTCTTGTATTTTTAAATTTTAGTTTAAAATTATCACTAAATAAAGCTCTATCACTATTACCGATAAGAGCATCACCAGTATGTAGTGACCCAGAAAAATATCTAGGATAATCAGTGTTAGTTAGAGTAGCTATACCGTGACCATAAAATATATTACCTACAATATTAGATTGATACGCAGTTGATGATAAAAAACTGTTATCATATAACGATAATATTTCGTTCTCGGTTAATTTTGTATCATAAAACCGTATTTCATCTAACGAACCACTTAATGGAGATACAGGGTGTGGTAGCATATTAGATGTATCAGATCCAGTTGCCCAAGACCTCCCCTCATCACCTATAAATACATCTGATGTGTTATCAGGACATAACACTCTGCGTTGTATTACTTTATCTTTAGTACCATTAATCCATATCTGTAAATCTTCTCTACCTGATTGTATCACTATGTGATTATCAACTAAAGGAGCTAGTGGTGTAGCAGATTCTAATAATATTTCTCCATCAGATCCTTTTCTTCTGACTACTATAGTGTTAAGTTGAGCACCATAAGGGCACCCTAATCCAGGTTCAAATGGCTCACCATCTTTTTCATATGATGTATTTTTTAATTCAATATGATATGGATATGTTCTTTCCATATCAGTTCCTTGAACTGGTTCAGTAAATGATTCATCTGTAGCTGCATTTCTAACAGTCTTTATACCGTGTCCACGTTTAGACAAAATAGTGAGGTAATCTTTTCCTGCAGCTGAACCAGATCTGATATTAGTACAATCTTCTCGAGTACCACCTGCTCCACCTGTCTCGACTTCACCTCCTGCTATAGTAGGATACGGATCAGTACCAATAATAGTATTTAGAGAAGGTATTTGATTTTCTGGTATCTTTATCCAAAAACTTATTGCAAAACCGTCTTCATTATTTAAGTTAAGTTTATCATGGTGAGGTATACGAATACTACCGCTGTTATAAAATTGAGCTCTTATTCCTGATTTTTGAGTAGACTGGTAAAAATTAATTGAATCAGCTGTCCTGGCTGAACCGCTTTGTTTAAATAATGCTATACCAGGAGTAAATTTTACTTTGTCTGATATTGCAGTATTTTTATGTATTGAAAAATCTTGTATTAAAGTTTTACCTAAACCTTTATGTAGGTTAACATCATTTGATGAACTTACATGATTGAGTTTATGATATAATTCATTAAATCCATAATACCCAACTAATTTATTTTTGTTAGGAAAAGAAGCAGATGGTATACTGCGATCTATAATATTGCCATAACCATCATCATATAAATCAAAAGATGCAGTAACTGTTGGTATACGTTTGTGTGTAAGTGAAGCGTTATGATATAGATCTGATACTTGCATATCAGTCAATGTATCCTCATAAAATCTTATATCATCCATAGAGCCAGTAAATGCCATATACTGTGTCATAGTAGTTGAATTATTATTTGCAGCTCCTTGTTTTACTGAACCAGAAGCTCCTACTAACATATGCCTATTGTATTGAACGGAAGAAGTGACTGCTCTATATTCTTGCCCTGTCCAGTGTAAATTATCTCTAGATGCAGTTGCGTATCCAGTTTTTTTAATAATCGTATACCCGCTAGGTTTATTAGGATCTGGTCGATATATTCGTAAAGTAGTTTTAGCTGGTGAGTGACCCCATGGTGGTAGTTCTTGATAACGTGAACCAGAAGTACCTTTATATGCATCAGGCCAAAACTCTTGCTGAACGGTAACGAGGTTCCACGAACCGGTAGCTAAACCAAAACCTGCTGCAGCTGCAGCTCTAGATTCTGAAGTTGTACAATTACTGCCTGTTGCGCCCCAAAACATTTGTAATGGCACTAAACCTCTTGGATTAATTGAATCGTTTAAAGAGCCTGTAAGTATATTTAATTCAAAATAACTATTTTTATCTCTTGTTAATATAGTACTTTGACCGGGAGCTCCTGTTACACCTCTAGGCATTTTACTATAATCTGGGGGTTTTACCCACATGGTAACTGTGTATGCAGGCATTCCATGCTTGTAATTTGTTGCGTGGTTTGCAAAACCTTCCCACCAGTTAGGATTCATTATACCATGAAATAAGTTTGCATTTCTTAACTGTAACCCGTGTCCTGAGTTGTATTGCTTTCCAGCTATAGTATCAACTCCATCCACTCTAAACAAAATACTTCCTGTACCAACTTTAGGAGACGCTATAGAGCCAGACAGTATATTAATTCTCGAAAACACTGAGTTACCTCTTGCATGAATTAAATCAATATTACCTTCAGAGTCTGTAAATTTACTCTGTGATGATTCAAACCTGTAACGGTTAGCCATAAGTGGAGCAGTCTGATAAGTGTAGAAATTAGCTGACCCACTCGTCTGCTTAAATCTATCTAATACCATAGTTCTTAAGTAATCATCTGTAAATCTAAATGATCCAGATTTTATTTTCAAATCATATAAAGGAGATGGTATAGATATAACATGAGCTTGCTCTTTAAGAGTTCTGTCTTGTTTTTCTGGTAAATTGTTGCCAAAATTTTCAGAAGGTTTATCTAGTCTAGAATAGTATAGATGGTTTATACTATTATAAGCAGAGTAATTGTATATTCCGTTAGGATTTTTAGCTTCATTTTTAATATGAATACCTTTTAAAGGATCACCAAAGCTATGTGAATAGTCATTAGCGCTCATAATGTTAACCCCTAAACCATTACTACCAGTATAGTTACTTGAATTTATGGTATAGTCTTTATGAACATTAAATGGAATAATGCTTATGTCTTGCGGATGTACTTTTTTGAATACTGCCATATAATTTTTATCTTATTAAATAATAATAAACCCTCTATAATAAATATAAAGGGCTTATATAATATGGTTTATTTTAATAAGATGAGTTTAGAAATCTAATTTAACCTTTACTAATGCTTCACGATCAAATGCTTTAAGTAATGGTTTACTTAATTTAGCAGTAGCGAGTAACTCTTGCTTATCATTATATAATCCTACTGTAGTGATATAAACTTTAGGATCAGATATCATAGATGCATGCCTTATAGCTCCTAATGATCCTGTAGTAAATGTTGGGTTATTACTAAAGTTATAATCAGCATTCTTTACTCTAATATAGTAAAAAGTAGATGTTACTTCTTCTTCATTACGTGCTTGAAACCCGTATGTGCTATTATATACAGCAGCTCCTGAGATTGCAGTAAATAATTGGCTATTCATTTGATTGTTAGTATTAGATGAAGTTAAAGCTCCAAATTTAGCACTTCCTATTCCAACCCCACGCTCTTTTAATCTTCCAGCATTTAATACTATGATACCTAAATCAGGGTATACTAATCCATACCCACCTTTGATACCGTCATCATCTGCTGTGTATTCTCCTCCTGCTATTGTACCACTAACAACATTATAAACTCGTTTACCGTCAGATGTAGTAACTACTGAACCTTTACTATTATCTATTAGTTTAGTGATACCTTTTTGTGTACCAGTATAATCTGCTGATGAACCTGACATACTACCACTTAAGCATAGCTCCCAGTTGCCTGGATCAAGTTTTTCTTTGAGTCGTCCACGCTGAATATTAATAACAAAAATATGTTCTTCGTTAGCTGAATTATCAAATGTAAATGTAGTATCACCTGGTGGTAATAGAAGATTAGCATATTGTGAGTAAACAGCTTTAGTTGGAAAATCTTCGTTGGATAATTTACTCCCACTACCTTGTTTATGTCCATATGCTATTGCATACTGAACTGCTGCTCCTGCTGCAGTTGATGAACTTTGATATACATCCCAATAATATTTACCAGCATTAGAGCTAGTCTGTACTGAAGAAGTGTGAAATGTAGTTAACTCTCCTGAATTGGAAGACCATAATCCTGCAGTAACTTTTTCTTTTCGATTAGATATTACATCATTACCTGGATCTAATCTTGAGTATATTTTACCTGTAGTTGTTTTTTGTGCAAGTGCATCTCTTTCACGAACTATTTGAGTAGCAAGTTTTTGAGCTTCACGAATGATAGCTCCTTGAGCGGAGTCACGGGTAGATGGTAACCCATCAGCTTGACGTTTTTCTTCTTGCAGTTGATTTTTTATCGCTTCTACTTCTGCAATTTCTTTTTCTATTTGTGCTTTACTTTTATTAGTAGCCATGTCAATTTCCCTTAATTATTCTATAGATTGCCACCAGAGGTAGCTACTTCTTGTTTATTAACAGTTACCTGTACTGTAGCTCTACCACCTGTTTCATTTCCTATAATAGTTAATGTAGCAGTCTTTTTTTCAATTGGTTGATTTCTAGCTACTATTCTAAAACTGAATCCTACTGCTGTTACCGACTGAGCAGATTCATCATCTCCAACAAAAGTTGGTACTGTAGCTCCTTGCATTAAAACACTCTTAACAGGTGTTCCAACTTCTAAAAACGCTACATCACTGTTTGATAGTATAGCAGTATATCCTAGAGTTGCATTCCCTCCTTCGAAATTAGAAGTATTAGGTCTAACCTCAACTGCATCTCCACCTGCTACTAACGTAACACTTGATTGTGGTACTGTTATAACAGGTATTCGAGTTGTACTTTTTCTTAAAGTAACTAGTTTAAATTTCATTGTTTGAGTTTCATCAGGAATAGCTTCTATTAACGGCATATTATCAATAGCTATACCATAATAGTTACTACCTAATGAATGTGCTGGATTCCATAAACTGTAATCCACTTCATCATCTGCTAGTGCAAATTGAGTTATTTTGAAATCATCAGCTCCTTTAGCTAATATTTCACGGCCTTTTTTGGTTAGTATGGCATCTACTGTGATTGATGTGTTATCTAAATATCCCATGTTAATTTCCCTCTTTATTCTTACTCTTTAATAAATATGTAAAACATATAAAAAAGAGTGTATAATTATTTAATACTTAAGTTTCCTCCAAACCCTGGATCAGAACTTATTATTTTATTTGGATCTCCTAGCGTAAATGATACAACTGGACCCCCATCAGGTGTATCTGAACTATTAACGTTAAAATCAATACCAGCTAATTGAGTACCTATATACCTCGCTCTATTGGAACCTAATGTACCACCTAAATTAAAATCTGATACTTCGGCTTGTTTTAATGATTGACTATATGCATACGGGTTAACTGATCCACCATCTTCATATGACTTTCCTAAAGAAGCACTTAAAGAGCTACTATAAAAATATTTAGCTGTTTTTCTAAATTCTGAAGGGCGATAATCGCATACGTGTAGCATACTACCAGATTGTTTCCAACCAGGCGTCTTAACTTTTATATATGTACCATCACTCTGTTTATATAATGATGTTTGAGCATATGAAGCAGCTTGAACTTGTTTAGTTGCAACTAACTTACCAGTAATTTGAGAGTGTATGCTACCTTCATTAGAATTATCATGTGAAACTACAGTACTTGCATTAAACTGTTCAATTTTTTCTAACCCTTTACCAACAGTTTTAGCTGTTTCATTAGCTAGTACAAACATAGGTGAATTTGCGTTAGAGACTATTCCATCAATAGTAGTAGTAGCAGGAGCTTGCTGTTGGACTGAAGGTGATAGTTTAGCTACAAACTGCTGAGGGGTTACAGTAAACGATTTAACTACGGAGTTTACACCTGTAGTTGGTTGAACTGTAACTTTAGTTGCTGGTTTATTTGGTTTACCTATTTTAGCTGTTATTGTTTGAGGTTGAACTGTAAACCCAATATTATTGACCTGTGGTTGTGATTTAGCTATTGATGTTGGTTGCTTAAATTTAACTAAAGATTTAGGGGTAGTAGCTATGTTTTGATTTTTAGTATCACCAGTAACTGTAATCTTACCTCTACCAGGTGTTTTTGATCTTTCTAAAAAGTGTGGTTGTATAACGACACCTAAATCAGCATTAGCTCTTGCAGGCAATGATTTTTTAAGCATAGTAAATAAAGACATATCATATAGCTTTAGTTCGTTTAGATAAGCCATTCTATCAGTACCTTTTGAATATTTTTTCCAATAAATTCTATTCAATCTTTGTAACTCATGGTACTTATCTTCAAATGATTCTTGTGCATCTCCTATAAAGTTATCTAATTGTTGACCACCTATATGCTCAAATATATCTTTATTAGTTTGATCAGTAGGTGAAAAATATATACCTAAATTATTACTATCTAACGCAAACTTCTCACTAGCTGGTGCTTCTGCTCGGGCTTCAGAACTTAAGTGACGCATTAATTTATTTTCTTGACGTCTTATTTTATTACTTGTATAATTGTTCGGCCCTAGCTCCGGTGTATTGATATAATATGTCTCGTCTGAATAACCGTAATCTTCTTTATCAGCGTAATTAGTTGCTGAACCGGTAAGAGGAAATAAATTACTTTTATCCCAAAAAGTACGGCTTGATCTTTGATCAGGGTGTTTACTTATTATATTAACTGAAGAACCAGTCTCTGGTAGCCCTCTACTTGCTGAATAATGGTTTGCTTTTTGAGTTAAATTTAAACGTAATAGTAACTCATTAAATGTTTCGGTGCCATTATTTGAAGCATATAATTCTGGTGCGAGTGCGTGATCACGTAATGTATCTAACGATATTGGGTTTGCATAATACCTAAGCTCTTGCATTGAACCGTTAAATGGGTGACCGAAATGTCTTCCAGAAAAGGTTTTTCCATGACCATGTTGACCAATATACTTTGATGTACTTTGAGTAACATAACCACCAAAATAAGCTTTTACAGAAGATTCTAAACTACCTGACCATGATGAGTTTAATGATGCAGAAAAATAACTTCTACTACCTGTTACTTTAATACTGCATGAAACGGCTTGATCAATAGTCCCATAACCTGCTCTAACTGCGGTTAGTTCATACTCATACTTACTACTTGAATGATAAGCTCCATATGCTCTGTGGGGGGTAGATTGTGTATTTTTTCTATTTAATAGTACGGTCCACCATCCACTACCATCCTCTTTCTCATTAGTTGATTCAAATGCTCTCACTATAGGTGTACTTGCTGAAATGTATTGATCAGAACCAGATATTACTAAACTAAAATAACCATCTTGAGTAATACCGATTTGTTTACCTAACCTATTTTTATCTACTGAATGGCTCCTATGAAGTACTATACCTACCTTATCATTTACTTGCCAAAGCGATTGACTGTATTGACCTGCTGTTGATACACCATTACCTATACTAGGACTTGGCCAGATTCTAAACTCTACTGCGTTAGGTGTTACTGCACTACTAGTCACTGTACCTACCGTACCTTGATGAGGTCCCCATGATGTTGCAATTGATTGACTAGAGTTAAAATTTAAACAGTAGTTAAATCTCTGCTCTTTATGCAGCGTTTTTTGTCTACTCTTCTTACTAGACCCATACTCATAAACTGGTAATATATCTTCTGGTATACCGTAGCAATTTATTAACCCTCTGACACCTGCTGGTGTTCCTTTAGCCTTCAATAAAAATGGTAAGTTGTTAACTATACGTCTCCAAACTTCAGATTTTCTCTGGTTAGCTGTTAAAGTTTTTATTGAACTAGTAGGGTTGTTTTGCAGACGTATACCACTATCATTTTTGCCGAGTTTATAATACCATAAGTTTTGATTAGGATCACCATCTAATAAATCCATACCATAATTTTTACCTACATGGTAAATTAAATCATCTGAAATACCGGTCCTATTATCATAATTTTGGTTATGAAAACGATTAGAAGTATCAGTTAAATGTCTAGCATAAGTCCACTGTACGTCGTGAGCTTGTCCAACCATATCTAAAAATCGTATATATGTCTCGTTAGAATCTTTACCTGTATCTGATATAAATTCAGGTACTGTTTTTCGAAGTATATTATTATTTTGTTTGTCATATGCACTAGCTGATGCAATTGTGGTAGTTTTCCAGTCGGTTGATTTACTATGTGTTACGTGAAGTAATTCATAGTTAGG